AACACCCTTTTCAAAAATTCCACGAATAGCCTGCTTAAAACTTTCAGGCATAGGAGCAGAAATAATATAAGTTTCTTGAAGTTTCCAATAAGTAAACTTACTCATAGCTTTAAAGTTAGCAGGAATACTACCAAACTTTTGAACAGCATAACCAAATCGTAGCCAATAATCGCCAATAGTTCTCATAGCAGCACCATTAACAAGCTTCCATCTAAGGCTAACTTCAGCAGCATTGTTAATAATATTAAAAGCTTCACCACCAATTTGCCCAGAAGTAGACGGTTGAGTAAGCTTTATATCTTGAACTTTAGCATTAATAGCGCCAATAGCATTAGCATAATCTCCACGAGCAGCCCAGTCAGCAAGAGACTTATTAGTATCTCTAACATAACCAGCCTGCTGATTTTGAGCTTGATTACTATAATTGGAAACAGTCTGATCAATAGTGTTTTGCCTATTACTTTGATCAACACTAATTCCAGCCATTACGCCACCCATAATTTGATCTTTAACACCACCAGCAAGACCACTAAGAGGATTAGACAAAGCTCCACCAATAACACTAGCAGCACCTTGAGCAGCAGTACCCTGCAAAAGAGCAAGCTGATTACTAGCAACACTTGCACCCATTCCAGCGCGTTGCAGCCTATTAACATTTTCAGAAGTATTAATAGCACTACTTTGCTGATCGTAGCTAGTTTGATTTCCAGCAAGAGCTCTTTGCTGAACCCAATCAGCACTACTACTTTGAAAAGCAATACCATGAGCATTAGCAGCCATATAACCAATAGCCATATTATTAATTAGAGCCATAGTAGGGAAGTTACTAATAATGGTAGCCATATCAAGATACTCACCACCATCATCATAATACTCAGTCCAAGCAACAGTAGGCCCACCAAATTCAACAGAACCACTAAGACCATTTTGAACGATAGTAGAATCAGCTTTAGCATTATAGCGCCTAGGATAAATAACAATTTTCTGATTAGGCGGCAACATAGAAATTTTTTCGTTAATAGTAGCATCATCATCAGCCCAAGATTCAGGCTTAATAACAATAGGAGTAGCAGACCAAGTAGTCATTTCAATAACCATATAAGGATAAGTAAACAACTTTTTAAGGTGCCTATAACGAAGAGGAATTTCATTTAAAAGAGTAGTATCATTACGCCAATCAGCATACAAAGAAGTATACTTACCAGTACCAACACTTTCACCAAAACCACCAATGCGATAGAAAGTAATACCATGCGCACTAGTTCTAGGAGAAGCATAAAGATGATACCTAGAAATATCAGGAATTGCAGTAATAGAAATAATCCCTTGTGTAATCCAAGGGAAATCTTTATAAGCATCTAGAAAAGTAGTAAATTCATCAATTGATCTAAAAACATAATAAGATGCCCCAGACGGCATACCCTGAACTTTAGAACCAATAGAACTTTTTAATACAGGGTTAGTAACATCACCAGTATCATTAAATTCAACAGTAGAAGCAACAAGAATATCCATTGTACTCATGTCAAATATTTTATCAGTTTTACGAGCAACTTGAACATACTCGCCACCAATATCTAATCCTTCAGGAACAGTAAGATAATCTCTACCAAAGTTATCAAAAGCATTTTCATTGGCAATACCAATATGTCCACGCTCAATATAACAATTACCAAAAGTAACATCATAAATAAACGTCTGGAAAATATCAAGTTGAACAACAATTTCAGTAGTGTTAGGAGCAATATACCTAACATCAGTAATAAAGTAATAAAAGTCTTTAAGAACATCCGTAGCAAAAGGCTGAACAGGATTAGAAGCTCTTAGATAATTATACTTGTAAGCAGCGTTAAAGGGTACATCAATACGAATAGGAGTATTAGGCTTAATGTAAGAAAGATTGTTAATTCTAATGCCGCTAATAGTTTCCTGAGCATCAATATAAGTATTGAGAGCCGCTTTATCGTTAAACTTAACAACGTCTCTATAATCGTTATTCCAACGAACGTTAACAAAAGTTAGAGCAGTATCTTTAGTCCATACTGCATAGTTAAAAGTATCACCAAAGTCATAAACATTTGGAAGATCAGATTTCTGGTTCATAGTATGCCTAACTGTATAGTACAATGGGGGAGAACTTTTACGTTCTCCCCCATTGTAATTTCTATGTTACGGAGCGAAAGTCCAACTAGCAACAGCACCAGCAGGAAGTTCCCAACCAGAAAGAGCAACAACAGTAAATACAGTTGAAGCAGAAATGGTGGTATCGCCGGCAGCAATGTTAACGCCAGCCTTCTTGTAAACATAGTGGTTAGCAGCCTGAGTGTAAGCCGGAATAGTGACCACACCAGTAGCACCATTATCAACAAACGTAGGAGCAACTGGAACACCAGTTTCGAAGATACCGTCAGCATCAACATCAGCACTAACACTAGGGTTAGGCCAAAGATCAAGCTTAGCACCAACAACATTAACAGAAACACTGCTGGAAACAGCATTGTTATCAGTTGCAGTACCAACAACAGTAATCAGCGTAGCATCCTCATCAGGAGCAATATGCAGAACACCAGCCTGAGTAACATAAGTACGCTGAGAAAGCGCACCAGTCAAACTAAGCTTAACGGCATCATTAACACCACCACCGGGAGTAGTCACAGCACTACCACCAACCTGATAAATAGTTCCACGAGCAACATCAGTAACAGTAGTACCATCAGCATCTGCAACAACAATAGCAGAAACACTAGTAACGGGAGTATCTACCAAAGTAATAACACTTCCCTCTTCTGTAGTAAACAAAATAGCAGGAACAAAACGACTAGCAGAAACAGTCTCCCAGTGGTGCAAGAAAAAGTTACTCTGAAGTTTTGCAGGGTTATACTGGCTAGCCATTTCAATACGGTTATCCGCAATAACAAAGAAATCGCGAGTAGTAAGAACAGCCTGAGCACCGGGAATACCAAAATGTTCACTAGGAATAATAGTAGTATGCTCAGGCATTGCAGCCTTATCAATGTTAAAAGCACCAGCAAGAGCTTCAACATCAATAGAAGCAAGAGCTTCAGGAGTAATGAAAAGCTCTAGCTCCTCAGGATTAGCAGCAACCGGCATACCAGATGCGTTATAATGCGTAGAAATGTAAGAAAGATTACCAGCAAACTCACGAGTCCTACGCAGGAAATACTTAGCATCAGCAGCATCGCTACCAGCAGCCCCAACATCAGGGACATTAGACTTAAAGAAACCGCCAGCGTTGTAATACTCTTTAAGCAGGGAAGTAGTAAGCAAGAACTCATCCCAGTTATCAGAAGTAGTAGGAGCACTCATAATGGCACTAACAAAAGTAGAAAGACCACCACTTTCAAGGAATGCCCGCTGAAGAAGATTCTCATTAACAGTAACAGGGTACATATCCATACGATTAATCTTATGGAAACTAGACTGAACATCAATAGCATGAGTACCAAACAAATCACGCTCAAGAGAATCACGATCAGTCTGATAAGAACGAGCCTCAATAAGACCAACGTTAATTTCTTCGATAGTCTCACCAAAGTTAAGCATACCACGCTTAAACTTAGCAAGAGGATTAGTCCAAATGTTATTCTTTACAATAACAAGACCAATCTGGTTAATCAGAGCATCAACAAACTCATTCCACGCGGGGCGATAAGCAGTAAGATTCTGAAGATTATCTTGAATGTTATTCTTAGTCGTTTCAGGAATACGACGCTGATAATCCGTACTAGCATTACGCCTAATAGCGTTAAGAATATCAGCGTTGTTAATGTCCTCACGAAGTGGAGCAATATTAATTTCAGGCATTTTTGTTTTCCTTACTTAGTGGTTGTAAACAAATCTTCAATACCGTTAACATCGTTATCAGTATCATCAGACTCATCAGGGATAGAATCAGCATCTTTAGGCATAGACATAAGAAGATCATAGTTATCAGCCTTAGACTTTTGCAGCTCACTAACACCAATTGCAATAATAGAATCTTTTTCAAGGAGAGCAGATTCTAGAGCAGCAATTTTAGCTTCATAAACAGCAATATCCGGCGTGCTATCAGTTGTCGTTTCTGGAGTAGCAACATCTGTATTAGTCACGTCGTCATCAATTTCATCAGACATTTTGTTACCTTTCTTGCTAAAAAGAATGGGCCCAGTCTTACGACTGGGCCCATTTTTATTAATCGGAGCAATCCAACGAACGGACTCAGCTAGGTTGCACCTAGAGTCTACCATTTCCTAGAGTCAACTAGTGCATTGAAACGGTAGCCAAATCCGACCAATTGGGCCCACAAGAAAATTGTACCACACCTAGACGAGCTAACACCCGTTTAGAAATTTAATTGAAATGGTACTTCTTTTAAAACAATTCCCCCAGGAACAGTCTTAGGACTCAATTTACCATGAAAAATCTTGCCACTTACAAGATCATCAAAAGTAATTTTTTCAGTAACAGATTCTGGCAATCCTGCAATATGCGTTGTATAGCATCTTTCCGATTCAAGATGCACACGTTCTTCTGGCTTACACAAACATTCAAAATGCCGTTCAATGTATGCTTTTGGTCTAATGTAGAAAGCAGCATCAAAGTTATACTCATGCTTCCAAGCACCCATTTTAGTAGGATGAATGTCAATAGACTCAGGAATTTTATCTGTCAAAAGATGCAATGAATCAGTATCAGCATAAGCAAAAACATCATAATTACTTTGAGCAGCTCTAATAGTTAAATCTCTAGCATAAGACGTAATAAAGACACCAACAGCCGTATAAACAGGCGGTCTTTTTTCATCGTCACCACGAACAAGCTTAACCATATTATCTTCAAGCGTAGGAATTTTACTAGTAACATTTGGGTTAGACGCAAACTTACCATAAAGAGAATTCAAATGAAGTTTAGCAATCTCACGCCGGCCACCGCTAGCATTTTCTTTAATAGCAGCCCATTTTTTAATATAAGGGTCAAACATACCTTTAACGGCATGAAAAGCCCAGCCACCACCATAAGCTAAAACATCAATATCATAATGATCGTTATACAAATCCCAATCGACATTTGTAACCATAATAGTAACAGGCTCTACAATTTCAGTTAAATACTCAGTAGAAGCAAACATACTAGTACCTTTAATTTGAATACAAGGGATATGATTTTCTTTGATTTTTGCTGTAAAAGTTACACTAAAAATTACTAGCGGTCTAGATTTGGTAGGCTCTACTTTACCATTAACAAAAGTTGGTTCACCATAAGGAAGATGCTGATTAACCATAACACTAGGATAAAGACTATTAACATCTAAAACAAGACCGCTACGCGTAACATAACCACGAAATCTAGGATCAGAATAAGTAAAGCCACCACGATAAGCTCTACGAATTTCACTATCCATATATTCAGAAAGAACAGGAAAGATTCTTTTAAATTCTTCGCCACCAGTTAATTTCTTATATTCTGCAAGACTATCACT